GTATCGCCATGTCTACCGAGTGATGCTAAACCGTGTGCTGTGTGGGATGTTGTCATAATTGGGGAGTCCTTAAATTAGTCTAATATTACCATAAAAATTATGCAGATGCATGCGTTACTGTTAAAATTACTGATGGAATAGCAGGTATAGTAGCGGTTTCTGCTACCGCATAGGATTGAATATTAGTACTATCTGCTTGCCACATTAATTCATAATAATCACCTGAAGTAAGTGCCTCTACCAAAAAGTTCCATCCAACCACTTGTTCATTACCAAAGCCAGAAATTTGAAGTCTACTGGCTGTATTAGCTACTTTGCTTCCATTTTTGTTTATCCATATATAAACATTCTTAGTTAATGCAGTAGTACTATGTAACTGTAATGAAAACTGAATATTGTAAATACCTGGATATAATATAACTACTCTAGATAAATGTGTAGGATCGATATATATATCAGGTTGCCCACCTGTAAATAAAGGTCCATCAACAATATCAGATGTATTAAATGTTAATGCTTGAGGTGTATTAGCAACTGTAATAGTCTGTGTTGTAGAATCTGAAAAACTGCCATAAGGTTGATTTAAATAGTATCCAATATCAGGCGTAGTTAAAGCTGCTGTGTATTTATCAAGCTGGTTAAAATATAAACGAAGTACGTTAGTTAAAACTTCCAAATATGTTTGACTATATGAAATAGTTGGAATGGGTAAATTAGGTGCTTTAGGAGCCCGTACGTTTGCAATATTATTGTTAGCCATTAGTTTCTCGTTCCATCTGGTCGTGCATCAACTCTTGGTAAACCTAGTTGCCATTGAGTGCCTACCGTATTTGAACCAATTTTGAAATTCATTTGACGGCCACGTGCACGTATAAATACTTGGTTAGTATATTGGTCGATTGTTGCAGTTGTAGTCACTACATCAGCTGCCGTTGTTTGGCCTTCTTCATTCGTAGTAGAACTTGCAGCACCTGGGAAATTACGCACACCCACAGTAATAGTAGCTTGTGGTACAATTGCAGCTCCCGTTACGGGATTAGATGTTTCAGAACCATTAAAGTTAACATCTGGAATAATACGACGTAGTAACATATATTTATCGCCATCATCAATATCAACATCGGCTGATTGAATATAAGAGGTAATTGGTAGCGGTGCAGCGCCTAGTGGTTGGCCATCATCGGTACCATTTTCATGTTGATATACCCAGCCTTTATCTAGCGCTATGGGGTTATTATATACGCCAGAATCAATCCATGCGGTTCTTTCTAATTGGCCATAGTACCAAATGTTTTCAAGGTAATTAAATACAACATAGCGGTCAATTTCATTTGAATTTGCTGACGGATAGAACCAAATAACTTCTGTAAATTTATTGTTAATACCTGAAAAAATAAGGGCACTTTGAGTATAGTTAAGATCAGTAAATATGTATTGACGTAATGTACATGGTAATGTGTCAACACGACCTGAGTACGTATAGAACCTATCACGCCCCATCCAATAAGTAATATTATTAGAACCTACCACGGCATTGGGACCAATGATAGAAATGTTATGTGATAACTCTTGTAGACCAAATACTTCTGCAGTACCTAAAAATTGAATAGAAGTAAGAGATAAGTTAGTAAATACAAGCGTTTCTTGTCGTGTATTAATTGCCGTAACAATTCTTGAGCCTGATTGTAATCTTAAATATCCTGCAGTATTAGTAGCAGTAGGTTGCCAGACTTCAGGTTGTGGTCCAATAGTTGCATCTACATTAGACCAACGAATAAGTAATGGGTCATAAGTACCAGTATAATTAGGAGCTGCTGCAGCCGGATCATAATTAGTGCAACCAAAAGCAAATAAATATCCTTGAGGTGCGAATAAAATCTTTTGTACTTTTTGAGGTACTGCTACAGCACCCGATATTGAACTTAATAAAACGGCTCTATTACTAAATGCTGATGTATAAACCCAATAATAAATTTCTCCGCCAATTCCAGATACAGTATCGTACTGAGTATTAAATATTAAATCATTATTAAACTTGTCCATAAACACTAAACGAACCGGATCAAAAATAGGAATAGTAGAACCTGATCCCCAAGTTAAACGACCCCAAGTTGATGTACCCCAACCGTACCCTGCGGTAGTAACTGGGTATCCTGCATTCATATAGAACACCGCAGTTATAGCAGTACCACCTTGACTTGTTGTAGTAGATGTAGCAGTTGTTGTAGCTAGGAAAGTAAATCTATTAGCGTCAATGACAGTATCAACTTGTACTGAAGTATTCATTTCAGTAATTGGAATGCCACCAATTTTAGACGGAGACCCTGTACCTACAATACCACTGAGGTCTACCCATGTAGCTACGGTTGCACCATGTCCTATAATAGTTACTGTTACAGATTTAGAACTTGTAGTTGTGCCAATACAGTTGTCAGTCGTAGGTGTTGTTGCATGAGTATAGGTTGCACGGGTAGGCGTGATGTCATAAAGTGTTGTACCCGCACCTACATAAATTCTAGAGTTAGTACCGATACCTAATAAGTTAGCACCATCAGTAGTTGACCATGAAAAGATACCACGCGCAGAATCTGTATATTTATTTATGTTAGATACAGTCCAGCCACCAAACTTTTCAGGAAAGCCTGATCTAAACCTAGCCAACTGCATGTAATACCAACCACCTTCTGATGCATAATCAGTTTGGTCTTTGTTGATACCTGGTTTGAATACGAGTTTACTTAATGGCATTATTTACCTTCAAAAAGTGCACGTTCATCTAGTCTACGAGCTTGTAGACCTTTAAGTATTTTACCACCTGCACGGCAGTATTTCACTAACGATTCCATAGCCGCCTTTTTATCATTGCGAAGAAGCGCTTGACGGAGTGTTGACCGCTGAAATGTACCCAAGCCAAGGTTAAAGGCAAAAGATACAAGGCAATCAAACTCACATTGTCGAAGAGGCACGTTAGGTAACATCTTAGATATTCCCAGTTCGAAACGACGTAAGTCGGATTTAAGAAGTCCATCTATTTCTTCTTCCGTAAAAGTTCTGTTATAAGAATCAGGCAACAATTTGCCATCCCCGATAAGGTGACCCACACCAACAGTCCACAAGTTTGCAGGGCAACGATAGGGACGACTACGCACACCTTCGTAATGTTTGATAAGAGCGATGCCAGCTTTTGATACATTCACTTATTTCTTTTCCCAAGTCCTAGCACCAAAGTAGAATCCAATAATAGAACCTACAATAGCCATTTCATCTGAAGAAAATATAACATCCATAGCATCACGACTAAATCCTGCAGTCTTAACTGCCCAGATAAAACCACCAATATCTACAAATAAAAGTAATGCTACAAAAGTGAAAGCAACAATAGGGCGGACACTTGCATTAAGAGTTCTAACCCAGGGCGCTGCATCATGTACAAGTTTTGCATCATGTTCATAAAGTGCTTGACGTTCTTGCGTAAAGGTTTCTGCATAAGTACCCTCCAAATTAATTGCTGCTACTTTTTCTTGTGATTGAAAACCTTGTTGAGCCATAGCCATAGCTTGCTCGTTTTGTAATCTTGCCATTTCACGTTCATGCGCTTGATCTCCTTTTTGTTGAAAGAATCCTAGTATGCTAGGTAAACCTGCAGTTGCAAAACCTAATATAGAACTTAGTATACTAAACATTATTTATTTCCTTTTGTTTTTTCATGTTCTTCTAAAATACGAATACGCACATTGAGTTCACCCATTTGACTTCTAAGTTCTTCTTTAAGTTTAGCCCTTGCTTCTGCTGATACTGGACTATCTGTGGGAACACCTTGTTGTGTAATAAGTGCAGGCATCTTTGATTTAATATCTATTAAGTCAGCTTGCATACCAGATAAAGACGATAATATCCATGCAATAGCTGAAACCATTACAGGAAATAACATAGGTGCTATTTTATTAAAATCCATAATTTCTCCTTAAACTGCTGGGGACAATGTAAATTGTCCTGTTGTATTAATTAATGATGTGCCTGTATTGTTTGTAGCTAAACCTGGTGATGTACCCACTGCACCAAAATTACCTATACTTAATACATAAATAATACCAGGATTGCCTGGACGACCGCCAACACCATCGCCTTCAAGTCTATTACCCCATCCAGGAGAACCACCACCGCCTGAAGATATAATACCTCCAGATATATTATTAGCAATAGCTATAGGGTGCGTTCCTGTTTCTTCTATACAATATCCACCATTAGCACCACTACCACCACCCGCATTATTGCCCGCTTGTCCACCAGCACCGCCACCGCCACCTGTAAATAATCCAGTCGCACTATTATTAAGGATTAAATAAACATCAGATGCTAAATATAAAGCAGTTCCTCCAGCAGTACCTGAACCAGCATTCGGAGATGTACCACCATAAAATGAATTATTGCCTGGGGTTGAGCCGCCAGCACCTGGGCCTATTGGATACCCTGTACCACCATAATCATTTGGGTAATCTCTTGGTGTTACAGAAGTTGGGTTACCTGGATAACCAAAGGCTCCACCATTTGATGTACTATATCCCGCTGCACCGCCACTTCCCACTACAGTACCATTGTTATTAATTGTTATTATTGATTTAGCTGCTAAGCTGGTTAAAAGAATAGCTGAAGAAGTGTTATTACCAGTACCTGATACAGTGACACCTGAGTTAATAGTTAGTTTTAAATTTAACGGATTAGTACCTGTCCAACCCGCAGCAAGCGCTGCAGTTCTAACATTATAACTCGTTATATTAGATGAAATGGTTAGGTTTAGATTATAGTAACCTTGAGTTGTAAACCCAAACCCACGGGCAGACATTCCACCTGTTGTTAAATTTAATGGCATCTTTAACCTTTAAGCAAATCTAGTTTGTGAAGCTAATACTGTAAATGTAGCTGAAGCAGTCTTAACTATACTATAAGTATAAATATCTATACTTGATGGATTGCCCGCTGTTGGAGCTGCACCACCTTGCCATTTTGGTGTCACTGAAGTGCCATCTACTGTCACTGCGGTATTATAGTAAGCTGTCGCACCTTGAGTAACTAAGAAAGTTACGGTTCTTGTTTCCCCTACAGCCATTAATGTATTAAGCGATGTACCACTATTGCCTCTAAAGTTTACAGTCCAGTTAGCAGAAGCTGATGTTGTGTAATATAAAACACCTTGTGTAATCACATCATAATTAATTGTGCCTGTAGCCGCTGTTGCCGATACAGTTGTTACTTCGCCCAAAGTTGTCACTGTTGCATTAGTTATAGTACCGCCTGTAATAGCCACTGAGTTAGCATTTTGTGAGGACATTGTTCCTAATGCGCCAGCTACGTTTTGAACGAACGCTGTAGTTGCAATTTGAGTAGTACTTGTACCAGGGGCTGCTGTAGGCGCAATAGGAGTTCCAGTAAGGGTTGGGCTGGCACTAAGTACCATATTGCCTGTACCAGTAACTGCGTTAGATAATGTTACACCACCATAAGTTATAGCACTTGTTGTAGATAATGTAGTGAACGCACCTGTGCTTGGTGTTATATTTCCTATTGCAGTGGCATTAATACTGCCACCTAGTAAGACCGCAGCGCTTGAAAGAACTGCGCCTGAGAAATAATCAGCACCAAAAATAACGCCAGTACCTGTACTAAATACTTGAGTTGTACGGCCTGATGGGATAGTTATGGTAGTACCGGTTGTATTTTTAACAGTGACTGTATCAGCTAACCCATTGGTTACAATGTAAAATTTTTCAATATTAGGTACGGTTAAGTTACGCGCACCACCCGAAGTACCGATTAAATTAAGACGTAGATTACGTGCAGTTTGAGCAGAATTAGTATCAGTTAAAGTAAGCGTTACATCGGCACTTGCAAAAGAAACATCAGCAGATCCCGTAATAGCTTCTTCAATAGCCGTACCTAAATTGGTATTTGTGGTTACACCCCAGGTACCCGACTGATCGCCGGTTCCAATAAGCTCGAATTTTAGTGTTGAATAGGTACTTGCCATGATTTATTCCTTATAAAAATTATTGTGTTGCTACGCCTACACTATTACTGCCAACATTTGCCACAGTTGTAGTAGTACTATTATATTTATTAGCCTGTACATTAAATCCTGTTGTAGTACCTACTAAGTTTACACCAGTTGCTAAAGAACCAAAATAGTTCCCAGTGACTACGCCTGTTGAAGTACCAGCAACATATATTCCAGTTCCAACGCCCGCAGTAAGCCCATAAAAAGAATTGCCTGTTATGGTAAGGCCATTCTCAGACGCAACATATACTCCATAAAAAGTAGAAGGAACATAAAAAGAATTGCCCGTAAGATTTATTGTAGCAATACCCGCATTGAGAAAAATTTGATTTCCGAAAGTATTAAAATTACATAAAGTACAAGCCAATTGAGTAGCACCAACAGACCCAGAAGCTAAATAAATACCTGTAGTTCCATTTACAATATTGGTTTGATTAACCGTTACGCCTTGTATATAAGTGCCATAATTAATACCGATGCCTAAATTATATAGCCCACATTTGTCTATATTATACACTATACCGTATTTAAATGAGCCAGCGGCATCTCCAGCAACAGAAATTCCTATGCCAGCAGTACCAGCAGTATTTCCGTAAATATTAACACCATCAAAGTTTACATTACCCATGCCTACAACACTAATGCCCACGTTCCAATAGTTAGTAAATGGGGTATTCCCAGCAAGCGTTACTCTTGTAATGTCGTTTTGACCAGTATATCCACCTTGAACCGCATTATTAATAGTAATACCAGAGTATGTACCTGCTACATTTGTAGTAATAGCCATATCCATAAAATGAATATACTGGTTCGCTTGTTTAGCATTAATAACAAAACCGTTACATCCATTAAATTGAACAGTAGTTACATTAGATCCAGCTCCAATAAAGGTTACAGCATAATCACCTGAGGCAGGATAAGTAACTGTAATAGCAGATGTAACTACACCAATACCTGGTGGGAAGTAAATAGCCCCGCCTTTAGAACCTAAAGCAGCAATAGCATTATTAATAGCCGTAGCATTATTAGTAGAGCCGTCAGCTATATATCCGTAATTTCTTACATCAATATAAGGAACATAAGATTGTTTATTATTAAAAGTAGTCCAATCTGTTGAAGTTAAGTATCCATTTACGCTAGTAGTTGCAGCAGCCATAGATATATTTGGAGTTGACCCCCCTGATGATGTTACTGGAGCAGTTCCTGAGACACTTGTAACTGTGCCTGATCCTTTATTATTAAATGTATTCCAGTCAGTAGATGTTAAATACCCATTAGTTGAAGTATTTGCAGCTGGAAGAGTGCTTTGTTTATTATTAAATGTATTCCAATCAGTAGAACTTAAATATCCATTTGTACTTGTAGTAGCCTGGCTAATACTAATTGCTGGCGTAGTACCTCCAGTAGACGCAATTGGACTTGTACCTGTTACGCTTGTTACGGTTCCTACAGCACTTGTCCATGCATAACTAGACCCATTCCACGATAAATAGGTAGATGGTACTGTTGGAGCAGTAATAAAACTTGATGTATTTAAAGCTGTTTGATATAGTATTTGATTAGCAGCACCTCCAGCTAAATTAGTGGCAGTGGTAGCGGTTGTAGCAAGTGTGGCAGTGGCTGCATTACCTGTTGTATTTTGATTAAATGTAGGCCAAGTAAATGTCCCGGAAGAAAAATTTCCAGAAACAGGAGTCCCTAAAATAGCACTAGTTAA